GCATAAGAGTAGTGGACCAGGTGAGTCGCTGCCGTTCGCCACGGGTGCTGTGTGGCCCTGACAGCAGAGTCCCGCAGGATGGCAGACAGGCCCACCTCTGCCAGGTCGGCCTCCTCCTCCTTGGTATCGGACCTGCCGACCGGGTTACGATGCACCTTCGGGTTGAAGGTCATCATGTTATCCACAGCGTGCTTGATTATATTGGCCGGTTTGCTTGGACGATAATCGGGACGAACTATCTTGGAAGCATCTGAACTCTTCTGCCATACGTTGAACGTGCGTTGGAAGAATGAGTCCAGAGTGAACCAGTCCTCGTGAGCGCCTCGCCAAAGCTCTGATAGATAGCTCTGGGCATCGTCTACGAACTTGTCGTCGGGTCTCTGTGTGAAATCAGGCATCAGAATCTCCCGTGCCAGGATGCCTGAACAGGCATCAGGTTCATTTTACGAGCCATAGAATCGGCAAGTTGCGGACTGCTGCGCCGGGTAGCCTGCGTAGCCGCCTGTAATGCCAATCCCACAGCCATCGGATAGTCGTCGTGTTCCCCTGTCATGGCCTCTGGCTTGTAATCGTTGTCTGGATGGCGAATAACGGTGAAGAACTGGTTCAGAGCAACGAGATTCGGTACGGTTATTCCCCCGTTATCTACCGTGTCTATGAGATCGAACCAGAGTTGGGCACGAGTTGCCTTATCGGTGTGCCACCCCTTCTGCCGTGACCCAGTTCGACCTATAGTTCTCTTATACAGATTCGGGTATTTTGCTTTTATCGCAGAGTTGAGTACAACTATACCCCACTCGTTGTCCTCGATGGCCCAACGGGGATTGTGGTACTCCTCCATAAGTTCCAGAGATGCCCTACCCAGTTCGTCGGGAGCGATGCCCTGGCCCATGATATCGGCCACCACGTAGCCGGTGTCCTTATCTATGACGCACGTCACCGCGAAGTCCTGTCCGACACCGTGCGAGGGGTCCGTACCAGCGGCATATGCCTTTCGCCACTGAAACTCTTGATAGATATTTATATGTCCTATGCGCCGAATCGGCTGTTTAGCATCGGATTTCATACGTTCCAGGTTTTCCAGGTTGAACGCAGCGAGAGCATTGGCGGGTTTCAGGGCTTCCTGCTCGGTGCCGGGATACTCCTGCTCCATGTAGAGGTTGACGCCGAGTTCCTGGGCTTCCGGGAGGTCTCTGGACTCGCGTTCTACCCGGTCGTACCACTCCTGGTTCCTACCGGGCCGTAGAGACCAGCCCCAAAATGCCCTGTGCCAGCCGTTATCGGGGGAACCACGATAGATGTTCTTGAACAGCGAACGATTATTACGTTTATTGACGGTAGATCCGTAGACGACCTGCCCACCAGCGTCCACGGTCGGCTTGACGCCCTTGAAATTCTCCTCGATGTACTCGTGGAAGTCTGCCTCATCCTGGAATATGAAGGAGGCAGTTTCACCACGACCGGCATCTTCCGTGGACGGCAGCGCGATTATCTTTGAATCCATACCGTGGAGGGAGAATTCGCTACCTGAGTTCTTGTCTACGGGTAGCTGCCAGGAATCGGGCAGGTTCCGATAGATGTACTTGGCCTTCTTGAGCAGTGCCTGCGCCTCGATCTGGCCTCTGGAAAGCTCCATACAGACTGCGCCGTCAAAGAATCGCATGAGCCAGACCACATAGGCGCTCATAAGCCAGGAGAAACCCATCTGACGGGCCTTTAGGACGTTGATCATCCGGTGCTGGCTTAGATCCTCGGCCAGGTCCATCAGATACGGCCACTTCTGGAATAGAGACTTACCACCGGTGATCCCTACGAGTGGTTGTGGCGGCTCCAGGATATAGACGTAATCCAAAAAGAAGATGAAATCGGTAGAAGCCAGTTTTAGAGCAGCCAACTCCGCCACTGCGATGACCTTGAGGCGCTGGGCCTTGGTCTTCAGTTTCGGATTGAGGAGTTTTTCGGCTTCTTTAGTGGTCATTTTTACGAATCCACCAGTATCAAATCGTAACCGCCCGATATGTCCTGGGCATCTTCCGACGGATCTGCCCTGAGTTCTATGAGTTCTTTTGCCTCAAAGACTTTGTACGGGTTGAACGTATGTGGAACGTATGAGGAACCGTCCTGGTCCACGGTGGTGGTGTCCCGTACACGCCATACCCCTCCGAACTGCTTGCTCATCAAGAATATGTCCGCGAACCGGGAGGTGGAGCCCAGGCCCTTCTTCTCGATAGAGGCGTGATAGCTGGTCATGTAAGCCTTCTTACCGGCAGGGACCATGAACTGCGAGGAGAGGGTCTGGTTGTTGGTCGCGGTGATCTTGGCCGTTACGGTCCCGTCGGTAGCCGCAGTCGCTGTGATGGCACCTTCGTTCCATCCGGTGCCGCCTGCGGTGAGCACAAGCATCCTGTAGATCATGGTATAGGTGCTGGCGGTGTTGACGCTGCCGGTGCCGTTCAGCGTGACGTTCTCTTGCTGTAGGGCGTAGGCACTGTCCAGACCCAGCACCTGCACGGTCCTGGCCCCGTTGTTGGTGCCTCCCCCATCGGTATCGTCATTCGCGCTGGACGAGACGATGGCATGGGTACGAGCGGTCGTGGGTGCGACCCAGTTGACGGCACCCGCGATCCCCCCGTCCCATAGGGACCGCCCCAGGTTGACCGCCGTGGACGACGCTATCAGATCAGCATCCGGGTTACGTCCGAGGATGTTAACGTGCGACATGTTCGAGATCTCGCCACGAGCGACATCGAGAGCGAAATCATATCGCAGAAGGTTGTTGTAGGGAAATACCACGTTATCCTACTCTTCAGTTATTTTGACCCACCCTTGGACGGTGCCGAACTTCCAGTATGGGAGAAACCGGTGTTAGAGATACCATCTGGCATGGGTTTGGGTTTCTGAGCCGGTCCCAGGAGGGCACCATGCTCTGCCGACTTACCCAGTCCTTCCAGTATCAGGTCCGTCTTGGTCGCAGGCGAGGCTTTTGCTTCTGAACTATTAGCCATCATATCCTCCTTCGATTGGAATACTGATCCTCAAGGTGCTGCTTGCACAGGCTCATCACGTACATGCGGTCCTGCCCACCCCAGATATAGGGCGCGGGCTTATCACACGGATGGGCGTTATTGTCGCCATCATACCACCCCAAAGCACAGAGCATAGGAACCGGTGCCGGTGCCGTTGGGGGACGCACACGTTCTGTCTTATCGGGTATCGGTACTGTTTCGATCATTTCTTCCTCCGTTTCCTCTTCTTTGACTTACGAGCAGTCGAAAGTGCAATGGCAACCGACTGCTTCTGAGACCTACCAGAACGCTTCAACTCTCGGATATTCTTCCCGATAACCTTCTTACCCTTTCCAGTTGCGAGAGGCATGGCAAATTTCCTGTTAGATCCAAACAAACGCCAACGGAATTTTTTTTCACAATTTTTTTTGAACCCGCAATATCGAACAAGTGAAACCGCAATGGGTTGCGGGTTCACCCTCCCAGGAAAGGGGAGAAACCATTAAGGAAGAGGGGATTCTTAGTATTAAGATACTCTTATATCCCTCTTAGATCTCTCTTAAGAGTCTCTTAAGAGTCTTAAGAGCTTCTGGGTACTAGTATCTCTTATCCTGATAGCTCTTAGCTACAGTATCAGCTACTCTTTCTTCTCTTTCTTGGTCTTGTCTCTGTAACTGTCTCTGTAGTTGTGTCCGTAGTTGTGTGTGAGCCACCATAGTCCCCCTCCCCTCCGGGACCCGCGCTCCCGTTCCCTGTTGCCGCGTCCCCTTGAATTAGTGGCTCCGAATGTGGCTTGTTTACTGCGTCAGTTAGTGGCTCTGTTACTGTATCGGTTACTGTATCGGTAGCTGTACCAGACTCCAGCGCCCTAGCTTGTCGTCCAAGGTCCGATAGGCTACGCAATTCGTCTACACTAAGCCCTTCCACGGCCACATCGATGGATAGGCTACGGCTGTCCACCGTATGCTTGCGTCGTCCTAGCAAGTCGCCACCTAGGTCCGCCGTGGCTTCAGTGGCTTTCAAGGCTACAGCGCTATCCTCGTGAGCCTGAGCAAATGCCCGGTCTTCGTCTAGTTGTCGTAGTATGCGACGTGGACCTAGGTCCAGCAAGGCGCGTTGTTCGTGTTCGAGCGTCTGAATCCTTGATGCTACCTTGACGTCTGAATTCAGGCGTGACGCGCATTCATGGATGCTCTTGTCTGTCATGCCTTGCGTGTCGTAATTGGCCCTGTACGCGTCTGCTAGGCTCATAGGTGGATTGGCTAGGGCGATAGCTTGCGCGAAACCTTCTTGCTTGGCTGTTAATTTTGGCATTAATCCCC